GATTCCTGCCTTCATCCAAAATCCCAGTTGTTTAAATTTTACTTTTTCCATTGATTTAAGGTTGATTTATCTTTTTTTAAAGATTGCTATTTAAATGTTTCTTTATATATTTTTTTTAACTCTTTATTTTTAATTTGAAAGAGGGCGGGACGGAAAAATGGTTGGGGCCTGGTGCCCGGGTGCTGCACTGATTTAACAATAACTTGTTCCCCTTTTATTTTGAAACTGAGCGCCATTCTTTCCAATGGGATTATTACATGAGGCTTTGTTCCGAACTCCACATCTACAGCATAACTTACGTTCGTGAATAATATAAATATGATTGATCCAGGCAATGTGGGTGTCAGTTTTATTGATCCCCTTAATCTCCCAGTATCTACAGGAACCAATCTTTTTGCTATTTCATGCATTCTTAACATGGCTTTGAATAAAACTCTCTTTGTTAATTGGTCAATCTTTCTCTCATCTATTTTAAAACTGGCTGAAAGTCCCATTATGAATCGAGGCCTATGTTCCTCAGCACCGCAGAAATAAATATTATCGTCGATCCGCTTTTTCTTTCTCCGAGAATCCTGACCACCCTCCATCTTTTTGTTCCGTCCTCTATTTGATCCCCTTCGCTTAGATTTATATCTCCTTTAACAAGGAATTTAACGTTTCCAGTAATTGCCAGTCCGAGTTCTCTTATGTCCCTGTCCTTTTCCGTGATCCCCATCATAAGACCTGTTATTGCTGTAGATGTCTCCGATCTTGTCAATTTCCCACCCATTACACCAGTGGTTTCTGTGGCTGTGATATGATTAAACGATCTTCCTAGATCATCAAGCATGACTTGGAAATCTGCTTGGGATCCTACTTGTGTCATTAGAATATTGCCGGACGTGGTTTAATTCTTGCGAGGATCTCCCTTGCCTCTTTCTGCAGTTGTAGGGCTGTCTCCCTCCACTGCGTGAACGGCTCTCCTTTTTGAACCTGAAATTCTCCCACGGTGTATCCCGTGATATCGTCGAATGATTCCCCTACCACTCTGGCCACAAGAGCAATCCCTGCTATGATCCTCATAAGTTTCTTGATTGTATCATTCACTTGAAGTTTGACTACTGTTGATTCACTTTCATGGGCAAAGGACAGGACATCAACTGTAATTGTTGTCGTAGCAACGACCGTTACTTTGGCTGACTCCCTGTTTCCATCCATCCCATATATCTCTATCCAGTCATTTACTGAGAAACCAATTTCGTCAGATACTGTCAATGCCACAGCAGAACCTGCGGTTGCTGCCACAGTAGTGCTCGTTAAGATCGGACTTTCCTCCATCGAACCATATATATATTTTATTATAGTTGTTTTCTTTTTCTTCTTGAATCTCGTCTCTTCTGGAGATCCATCAGAATTAAGTTCTATCTTTCCGCTTTCTTTTGATATGAACAGGTTTCCATCTATCGTTATTGATGTGCCGTTTATTTTCAATGCTCTCAGTGCCATTAGAGGATTCTTATCCACAATCACTCTTATAGTGTCATCACCATCTATAATATCTATTCTCTCTCTCGGTGTAAATGTGGTATTAAGATATTTCTCTACTTCTGATTCAGCCTCTGTTATCGACGCTGTTACATCTGCGTCTGGTGCTAGATTAATGGATGTGACTCCACTTATTCTTCTTACTTCGTCAACTGTTGTTAAAGAGCTCATTTTATTAATGCTACAACAAATCCAGTTACCAGTGCTGTGAGAATTGACATGATTATTGTTGCCCATACAGGCAGTCTTTTAGAATAATGATTTGTTAAATTTCTAAGGTCTTTTCTTATGCAAGAGATATCTGATTTCATCTCATTAATCATAATACGATTTTCCCTTGCTAAAATATTATTTCTTGCCATATTTCTTGTTTATTGAATCAACAACATCATCTCTAAAAGGCAAAGGTTCCCCTGTCTCTATGGCTTCCTTTAAATCTTCCTCTGTCGGATAAATAGAAATAATATCCTGGACAGTCTTTCTACCAATTCCCTTAATTTTTCCGAGACTTTTTTCCAGAAGTTTTTTTTTACCAATCTCTTTTTGTTTGGTTTCAACTGTCTTAGTTCCTGCCTTTCCCTCTGTGGCTATTGGTTTGTCTTCCACTAAATCAAAGCCATGTTCTTGTCCAACAAGAAATGGAAGATCTACCTCTTCACCATTCCTCACAGTTCTAAACCAATGTTTTCCAGCATCTCCAAATCTGACTTGTCTTGGTTCTTTGTTGTTTACAAATTTCATTATTCCCTTACATTGACAAGTATAGTAACAACATCCCCGTTAGTTCCTGCTGCAAGATCCAATTTAAGCCTTCCATGGACTACAAAATTTCCATATACCTTCGTATCTCCACCCTCAAGATCGCTCAAATCAAGGTTAGCTCCAGTGGTATCTTGTAATTGAACTCTAGGATAAACCACCCTATCTGTATTGGCTGCTGCTAAATTCAGGATTTCTTGTCCTACTAATTGCAATGTGTTTAGGTCGACAGTGCATGTATTCGCAGGGTAATTTATCTCCACAGAGACAATCTCCCCGTGTATTACCTCACTCGTTACAGTCGCTGTACCTCCAGCTATTGCGGGAGTTACTAATCTGTATTGTCTTGTCATATTGATTTCTCCTGTTTAATTGGTGACTAAATTAAGGCTTAGTCAAACCCTTCTCAAAAATTTAAAACAAAAAATAAATTATTTTTGTGTAATAGTGACTTCAACACCCTGTAGAGCTACATCTGTTGCTGCTGCGGTAGTTCCTGTTAACAAAATGTAATAGGATTTCCCAGAAGCTACAGTTTCACTTAACCCTGTCTTGCTTGCCGCAACCAAAGTATCTGCTGTTACACTGACTTGCGTTATTGCACCTATCGAAGCATCTGTCAAATCAGCTGCTGCTGCGGTAGTTGCTCTCAAATCAGCATCCAGTGTTGCGGTAGCTCCAGCACTTTCTATCTGACCACTCACTGTGAAACCAGTGATTACGTCACCAGCCTTCAGCTCTAATGGAATCACTAACGTAGATGCAGTCTGTGCTGCAGGTAGTGTTGCTGCTCCATTATTATTAGCGAAAGCCCAACCAGCTGTTGCTCCTGCCTTTCCTGCATTTGCCGGAAAGTGGAAAACCTGATTGCCTCTGCTTCTTGAGCCAGCTGCCTCTCTCTCTTCATTGGTCACTTCACCATATTGAGGAATACCCTCTTTTGACATTTTCAATTAATGGCCTATTCCCCGTAAACGATGAATGTTCTTTTCTTATTAGCTGTTGAACCTCCAACTGTAATTGTCAACACTCCTGCTGCAACTGCTGTTGTTGGTGCTTCAGTAATAATCACAGAATCTTCTGTAGAGTGAGTGAACCCAAGTATTCCTAAGAATGTAGTTATACCGAAATCAGCCAATGTGATTGCGATAGTATCTGCATTATCAGTTGTATTTGGAGCCGTCACTATCAAAGTCTTTGCTCCCAAGTTTGGGACCATATCTTTTACAGTTCCTGTTACTGCTGCCATTTGTTTTACCTCCTTGTAATTATATTGATGCGTCTAACTCTTCCCCCGCATCTGGGAGACAACTTAAAAAAATAAAAATAAATAATTAAGCTATGTTGTCAATAAAGCTATTGAATGTTGGAGCCCTTAATACGAGTGTCTCATATATCTTAAGCATGAACTTCTCTGAGTCGTTAGTTTTAGCTAGGGTTTCAAAAGTCATGTCCAATAGAACTCTCATCTCAATCTGATCCAGGTCTAAGAAAAATATCTGCTTAGATCCAGAAACATTTGACAAGAATCTGCTAGGAATAACTGGTATCTGCCCTATCATAGTCCATAATACTAGTTGCGCATTAATACCGAATGGTAGTTCTGCTCCTGCTCTCATATCAGCCGGGCTGAATCTGAAAGTGTCAATCATCATCTTTCTTATGTCCTGTAAAACTGAACTCGAACATACTGCCAACTTTGGTCTTCCTCTATTATCAAACGCTGTTCTAACTGAAGTCTCGATGTCATCCCATGTCATAGCTGCACTTGCCAAATCAAGTTGATTTGTAGTACTTTGCTGGATAATTATACCATCGTATTCTGTAGAGTCGGTTCCTGAATCTCCGTTGAAGATTAAGTCTTCTTCTTTTTCTCTAAGAGCCTGTGCCTTCACTTGAACTTCAAGTTGTCTTGCATTTGGTGCTGCTGCCGGACTAAATGGATTAGTTCCTAATCCAGCTCCACTTGATACAAGTCCTTGGAGTATGAAAGACGGATAAGCTGCCTGAGCAGGTCCTGTTACTCTACCAACAGAATATACGAATTTAATCGCCTTGCTTACTCTAACGTAAGTATCGTTCACTTCATTAAGAGATGCATCTTCTGCTGCGGTAACTCCACCACCTTTAGCTGTCAACCTGTTGAAGTCTGCTGTCAATCCCATGTTTGAAACTCTTGGGATCAACTCAACTAATGGAGTTTCCTTCCTGGTAATATCAACAATTCTTGGGTCTAGGAAGACCGGAACCATTGCTTGACCAGCTGTTCCTGCTCCACCTGTTGTGCTCGTAAGAGCTTTCAGTCCCAACTGGAATAATTTCTTCAAACTACCCCTGGCGTCAATTCCTTTCAGGCCGTTAACATAAGGCGTCTTATCTGGAATAAAACCAAACGAATGTGAGTATGTACTCTTGAAGTCAATACTAGGCATCTCATAAGTTCCAGATTGTCCTGCATCTAAATTTTCGTATGCCATTTTAGATTAAGTCCAGTGGTTCGACTGCCTTTCCTTCTGCTTGAGCGTTTCTTGATGTCTGTTCTGAAATAGCTTTCTGGACTGGCTTAATTATTGCATTCTCAATAGCTTTTATAGATTTCTCCATAGCATCTAATCGAGATTTCACTTCTAAGTTAACTTTTGCTTTCCCTTCAGTTTCAGCTCCAGAAGACTCTGAAGAACTTTCTGCGCCACTTTCTGCACTCTCTTCACCTTCTGGCTTTTCTGCAGGTTTCTCTTCAGATCTTTCTTCACCTTCGCTTCCTGACTCCTGTGTCTGATCCTCGTTTTCGTTTTCTTGTGCCACTTTTTTTACCTCCTTTTGAATTTTATGTCTCTTTTTAGAGTATGATCTAATTACTGTCTCTGCACTATCTTCTTTAGGTCTTAATACATTCTCTATTGTAAAAACCCTATCTGATAATCTAAAAATTCTGTCATGCATCTCTTCAGATAAGATTCCAACAACTTTCTCAATCTCAGGATGATTATGCATGCCTAATGGTTCAGAATCAGTATGTGCATGAGCTCCATCTTTATCATAGGCTTTCTTAGATGAATTTTTCTTTTTCTTCTTCTTAGGATTATCTTCATCTTCATCCTCATCTTCATCTGCACTCGGTTTATGAGCAGGTGTATGTCGTCTTTTACTTTCAGACTCCTTCAGATAATCCAAAGATTTTAGAAAAACATTAGTCTGGGATGATCCTGGATTGATCGGATTCCCTGTCAAGGCAACATTCAGTACATTCATACCATCCAATAATCTTAATTTTGTACCGTCTCTTAATTGTTTAAAACTTGACTTTGTTGGAATAAAAGCAATGCTAAATGCATCATAGAATCCTCTCTCAATATTTTTTCTAATATCGGGGAAGTCCATAACAACATCTCCTTTACTATCAAATTTTTTCCAGGTATCATTAAATTCCCATCTGACTTTTACACCATTATTTTCAAGATCCTTAACTCTCATGAAATCAACTGCTTTGGCCAGAGGCATTTTTGTTTTGTTTATTTCTTTTTCTATATCTGTATCTCCCCTGAATGAATCGTGTTCAAAATCTAATTTGATAACTCTTGATTTAAGCTGCTCCATCATTGAATCTAATGCACCATCTGTAACTATGTCATCAACTAGATCTCTGTCAGAAGTAGATATAAATCCCTCAACAAAGAATTTCTTTTCACTTTTCTCTTGAATTTGTCCGAAAGATATGGGTTCTGAATATACTGTAAACACTTGCTGATTCATATTAAAGAGAATTCTCTCTTGTATATAAACATTTTGAAAAATGGTTTCATATCTCTATACAACCTTCAACCGAACAAAGATAGCTTTTTCCCAGGTTTTGCTGCACAATAATCTTCGGCTGTAAGAATTCATCTAAATTAATTTCCTGCTCTTCTAGGTAATCATTCAGTTTGACCCAAGAACTTTTATCTCCATTAGAAGCATAGCATCTTTCAAAATCAGAACGATTCTCTTTGTATGGATATGCGCTTAATCCTGTCCCACTGATTCCTCCGTAGAATATTCCAACTTCTTCTGTAGCCAGGCAAACATAAGTATTCTCTAATTGTTCGGGAGTAAAATAAAGCGTTCCTAGTATAGCTAATAAAATACCTATGATCCCAGCGGTTCCTGTTGCTATTTGTTTTGTTTCCATTTTAATCATAGTAAAATATAATCTATGCGCACGCTCCTGCCGCTTTCAAACCTGTCCAGCTAGTTCCATCATAAAAACATAATTCATTAGTTGTTGAATCAACATAAATATCACCTAAAGCAGGGCTTGAAGGGGCTGTTGCCCTCGGTTCGATTCTCAAAACATCATCTATATGGGCAGATCTTGCTGGGGTGAATCCCGAACCTATCATAACTTTAGGAATATTAATTCTCAGACTTTTCATTCCTGAATGAGTTATGTACCCAGACGGACCAACCGCAATTCCGAAATCTCCGATACCAATATCTATATAATTTGTGCTCATAT